TGGGTTGTAAACATGGACAGAATCATGGGAGCAGAAGATAAGTCTTTATACTTAATGTCTAAAGATTTTAATTCTAATGTTTCTAAAGGTAACGTGCAAACAAGAGCAGATGTAGAAGAGATATCTAAAGATAATGCTCCATTTTAAGCATTAACTTTAGTAAAGGGCCCAGCAATGGGCCCTCTTAACAGAAAGAATTAAGCATGAAAGATAAATTCAAAAAAATATTTGAAGGACTAACAATTGCTTATGGTCAATATCAAAAAGGAGAACGCAATGATAATGGCAAACAAGGTGGTAAAGCATTTATTGTTAGAGGAAATGTTACAGATGATTTGTGGGAGAACCATCTTAATGGTGAAGGGCCAGCTCTTGGAATAATTCCAATTACTGAAAACAATACATGTCGTTGGGGATGTATTGATATTGATGAATATAATCTTAATCATCTTAATCTTATCACGCAAATAAGAAAACTAAAACTTCCATTAATTGCATGTCGATCTAAATCTGGAGGAGCGCATGTATTTTTATTTACTAAAGAAAACATATCTGCATTTTTAATGCAAAGCACATTAAAGAAAATGGCAAAGATATTAGGTTATGAAGGATGTGAAATTTTTCCTAAACAAACAGAAATATTAGTAGAGCGTGGTGATACTGGTAATTTTTTAAATTTACCTTATCACAACGGAACTAAAGGATTACGTTATGCTATAAAAGATGATGGTTCTAGTTGTACCCTTGAGGAATTTTATAAACTTTATGATTTGTATGCATGTAAAATAGAAGACATTAAAGAAATTAAAGTAGAAGAACAAAAAATAGAAGAAGCTTTTAAAGAAGGACCACCTTGTTTAAATAAGTTAGCAACAATAGGTTTTGGTGAAGGATCTAGAAATAATGCTTTATTTAATATCGCAGTTTATTTTAAACAATTTAATCCTGATAACTGGGAAGATGAAATCATAAAAGCAAATATAAAATATATGAATCCTCCATTAAGTAATAATGAGGTTCAACAATTAATTAAATCAATTAATAAAAAAGGTTATGACAAATACAGATGTAAGGATGCTCCTATTAATTCGGTATGTCAATCAGGACTATGTAGAACAAAAAAATTTGGTGTAGGATTTGGAGAAGAAGCAATGCCAACACTTGGTAATTTAACTAAGTATGCATCTAAACCACCTCAGTGGTTTTTAGATGTAGGAGAAAACAGAATAGAATTAAAAACAGAACAGCTTTATATGCCAGGATTGTTTGCTTTAGCATGTCTAGATCAAGCTAATTTAGTTATACCAATTCCAAAACCAAAAGATTGGAAACAACATTTTTTAAAACCTATGATGAATAATTTACAAGAGATTGAACCATTAGAATCTTTAGATCCTATAAATGAAATTACTTCTTTGTTGCAAGATTGGACTACTAATAGACAATCAGCAAGAACAATGGATGATATCTTAAATAAACTTCCCTACACAGATGAAAAAAGAGAATTTACTTATTTTAGAAGAGAGGATTTTTATAGTTTTTGTAAAAAGAATAATTGGGAACATGATAAAATTAAAACAGGAAACTATCTTACACAGTTAGATTGTTTTGAAGAAGAGTTTAGACCTACAATTAAAAATCAACAACCCAGGGTTATTAAAATAAAAGCTATGAAGAAGGTTGAATCATCTGTTTCTAAAGTAAAATATCAAGAGGATCATTTTTAATGAAAACAATAATACTAGGACCTCCCGGAACAGGAAAAACAACAACATTATTAAATTTGGTAGATCAATTTATTCAACAAGGAGTAAGACCCAAGCAAATAGGTTATTTTTCTTTTACAAAAAAAGCAGCTAGAGAGGCAGCCAATCGTGCTTCTGAAAAATTTAAATTAGATTTAGAAACAGATTTATATAATTTTAGAACATTACATTCTTATGCATTTAGAAAATTAGGCATGAGTAAAGAAAAGATGATGAACCCTGATGATTATATAGAATTTGGACAAAAGTGTGGTATTCCAATTAAGACAGCAAGTTTTTCTGAGAGTGATGGAACTTTTAATTCTGATAATGAATACCTTACAATCATTAATACAGCGGTGGTAAAGAAAATGGATTTATTAGATTACTATGATTCTAGAAATAATACATTAGATATTGAGCGTAACACTTTATATTTAATTTCAGAAGAATTAAAAAGATTTAAACGAGAAAAACAATTAAAAGATTTTAATGATTTATTAGAACAATTTATATTAGAAGATATCATTCCTAGTTTTGAAGTATTATTTATTGATGAAGCACAAGATTTATCTTTGTTGCAATGGGATATGGTTAGAACTTTATGGAAAAATTCTAAAAAAACTTATATTGCCGGAGATGACGACCAAGCTATATTTAAATGGGCAGGTGCAGATGTAGATCATTTCATAGCTTTAAAAGAAGAAGTAGATGATATTAGAACATTAGATCAATCTTATCGTATTCCTGGCGGACCTATTCATGAGCTATCTCAAAAAATTATTAACAAAGTACAAAATAGATTTAGTAAAGATTACAAACCAAGGCAAGAAATAGGAATATTAAAAAGATATTCAGATGTTACACAGGTAGATATGTCAAAAGGTAATTGGTTAGTATTATCATCAGCTAATTATTTCTTAGATGATGTCAAAGAATTATGTGAATTAAGAGGTTGGTATTATCAACACAAAGGACAAAACTCTATTTCCTTAAAGCTATTATTGGCTTTATATAATTGGGAATCTTGGAGAGAAGGATGTCATTTAAATACATTAGAAATAAAAAATATATATGAATATTTAGGTGCTAATGTATTAGAAGGATTTAGAAAAGGTAAGTTATTGCATTCTGAAACAAAGTATACATTAAAAGAATGTATGGATAAGTATGGATTAACAACAAATAAAGTTTGGTATGAATCGTTTGAGGGTTTAGATAACCTCACCGAAAACTACATTCGTAACATGAGGGCGAATGGAGAGAAGATAAATAAAAATCCTCGTATCATAATGTCAACTATACATGGAGCGAAAGGAGGAGAAGCAGATAAAGTTTTATTACTACAAGATTTAACTGGCAAAGCTTTAGAAACATTTAGTCAAGATCCAGATGAACTACATCGTTTATTTTATACTGGAACAACAAGAGCTAAATGTGAATTGCATATTGTAGATCCTAAAAATTTTGATCGTGCTTATTTAATATGACAACTAAAACAGATATGGAAAGAATATTTCCACTTACAAGACAAGAGGGTGGTGATCATTATAAAAAATATAAGATACAACCTTATGAGTTTATTTCATCTAACAACTTGTCTTTTTTTCAAGGAAATGTTATTAAATATGTGATTCGTTATAAAGATAAAAACGGAACAGAAGATTTAAAAAAAATAATTCATTACTGTGAATTAGAAATTAAGGAAATGAGAAAAGGTAAGAATGTATAGCCCTATACCTAAACAATTTGCATTTGCAATTTTAGTTACAATTGTTGTGTTATTGATCTACACCTCATGAGAAGTACACAAGTACCTTTATTTAGTCCCGATACTGAATGGGTTATGCCGGAAGAACTAAAAGATTTACGCGGACACAAAGAAATAGCTGTTGACTTAGAAACTTACGATCCGGAGTTGACAACACTTGGATCGGGGAACGTGGTTGGCCGTGGACATGTTGCTGGAATTGCATTGGCTGTTGAAGGTTGGGTTGGATATTATCCAATAGGTCATGAATTAGGTGGTAATTTAGATAAAAAATTAATTTTATCTTGGCTACAAAATATTTTTAATCAAGAAGAAACAACATTTATATTTCATAATGCTATGTATGATGTTTGTTGGTTAAGATCGATGGGTTTAAATATCAAAGGTAAAATAGTTGATACCATGATTGCAGCATCTTTAATTGATGAAAACAGAATGTCTTACCGATTAGATACTTTAGCGAAATTTTATGTAGGAATTGGTAAAGAAGAAAAAATTTTATTACAAGCTGCAAAAGATTATGGTATTGATGCAAAGAAAGATATGTGGAAATTACCCGCATTATTTGTAGGTCAATACGCAGAAGCAGATGCTAAGGCCACTTTAAAACTTTGGCAAAGATTAAATTTAGAATTACAAACTCAAGAACTAATAGATATATTTACATGTGAAACAAAATTATTCCCTTGTCTTGTTGATATGAGATTTAAAGGAGTAAGAGTTGATCTTGATAAAGCTGAAAAAATTAAAAAGAATTTGATAGAAAAAGAAATTAAAATTGTCAATAGAATCAAAGAGTTAACTGACATGAATGTAGAAATACATGCAGCTAGATCAATTGCAAAAGCATTTGATAAATTAAAATTACCATACGACAGAACAGAAAAAACTGGAGAACCAAGTTTTACAAAAAATTTTTTACAAAATCATCCTCATGAATTAGCTAGATCAATTGCTGATGCAAGAGAAAT